TGTTTAGCATGAAAGTGGAATTGAATTCATAGACAAAGTGACCAGTGGTTGCTTTTGGAGATAAATCCATTGCATGAAGCTTTCTTGACCACTCAGCACACAGACAGAGTGCTGTATACTGTAGACCTGCGCTTGCGATGCTAGGATCAATGGCTATTATTTGACCCTTGTCATCTGAGCTTAGTCTCGTTCTTCTTTCAATGGCTTTTGGATACAGGTTGAGTTTCCTCCATCTTTCAAAAAGAGCCCATTCAAATGAATCACAACCCAGAGCAAGCGCAGAACTAGTATAATGAAATATTCCTTGCCCCATATCTGATGTTAGTGTTATTGAGGTTTTCCCAAATTTCAAGTAATTTTGCTTTAGAACATCTAAATGATTTCCATGCTCTTTGTCCGGATACTTGTCCCACATTCTCACCAATTCTTTGGGCAGCTCAACTCTTTTATCACAATGTGACATGATGACAGACTCACAAATTTTAGAACTGAGCGGATCATGCTTCCCAGTCTTGAAAATGGGTAGAAATATTGTTGGAATGAACTTTTGACACCATGTTGACATGTCATCAGAATTCTTGATGATTAGTAAATCCTTTTCTCTTGGGAATGCTTTCAGAACACTATCATGATCTTGTTTCATATACACTTGCTTATTCCTTCCTTCTGTCAACATCTCTCTCTCATCCATCTCACATATCTGCCTTGAGAGAGTCTCAACGAAGTTGATGATGATTCTTGCAATCATGCGTAATATTAAGATTTCCCGAGTACCTCCCCATTGATTCTTCTTGAAAATCTGAATTACTATGTCAACAAATCCACCTTTTGTTGTTAACTCAGCTATTAGGACATCTCTAACTGTAAGCATCCCGAGATTGGCTAATTGTGTCACAAATGCTATACATTTTGATCTCTCGCCAAGTGTCTTCCATTGCATTGATTTATCTTTGTCCAGCTGGTCTCTTATCTCCCACACTGAGGCTTTGAAAGTAGCAAATTCTGAAAGAGTTCTATTGAGCAATCTCTTCGCTTTTTCTCCAAATTTCATCTCAATTTTCTCCTGCACAAGACATGCGCCTATTGATACAGCCCTCCGTGAGTGGTAATGTGATTCATGACTGCTTGATTTGCAATGATTCAGGTCATCTTCGAATGTGTGAATTCCCATGATATGATTGGACTTCTGCTGTGGATTCCTTCTTTCCAGTTCCTCATCCATCTTCAATTTCATCTTATGCATTTTGATCATGATTTTGAAAGCATCGTGTGTTTTATTCTGCCTATTGACATTGTAGCAGCAACCAAGATACATTTCATTTATTAAGTATGAGATTGGAACTGATGCTCCTGGAGTGAATAATCTTGGTAACTTCCCTGATATGCCTACCTCTGAATCCATGGTTGTGCGCTTTTCCATCTTCAACATTTTCCTGAGATCTGACATGAGAACTTCAGAAACAAAAGTCTTGACCTTCTGGAGGACATATGATTGTATAATTGAATTAACTCTATCAGGAAACTTTAATATGACTTGATGTGGTTTCCTGTCACCAATTGATTTCATCATTATATAGCGAGTATTCTCAATGGTCTGGCTAGTTAACAATTTATCTTCAAGGAAAATCAAGGCTATTAGTTGAGAAGACTTAGATTCAAACTCATTAACTCTTGCATCCTTGGCTGTGATTCCACCAGTCTTCAATTGTGTTGACAAAACTCGGTACGTGAGTCTAAGTCTATCAGCACATCTACACCAATGAGTTAGTCTTTCAGTGTCTACAGAAAGCCATTTTGATTCAAAGTGATTCCCAACTGGCA